TTACTGCGAGAACTCTTTCCCAACTGACAATATGAATACGTTCATTCGTCAGGCGGAGCAGCGCATCTATAACACCGCGCAGCCTGCTAATTTGCGAAAGAACGTGACGGGCGCATTAACCACTGGCAATAAGTACCTTCAGTGTCCATTAGACTTTTTGTCTGTATACAGCCTTGCCGTATATCCGTATAACACTACAACTGCTACAGGAACATCTGGGCAGAAAACAATTGTGGTGGCTAGTACGACAGGTATTGCTGTGGGCCAGCAGGCAACTGGGACAGGGATTGGCACTAATGCACAGGTTCGTAGCATTGCTGGAACCACAATCACATTAACTGTTGCAAATAGCGGTACGGTATCAGGCTCTATTGTCTTCCAAGGTGATTACTTGTATCTCTTGAACAAGGACGTTAACTTCATCCGTGAAGCTTATCCCTTGTCTGCACAGGTCAGTGAACCCAAACACTACGCAATCTTTGGCCCACGGTCAGACAATGTAAATGAATTGACGTTCATTGTTGGGCCTACTCCAAGTGCCGCATACATTGCAGAGCTTCACTACAACTATTATCCCGAGTCAATTGTCACAGCCGGAACCACATGGCTAGGTGATAACTTTGATTCTGTATTGTTGTATGGAACTATCTGTGAGGCTTACACCTACATGAAAGGTGAAGCGGATATGGTGGCTCTTGCCCAACAACGTTACGTACAGGCTATTGCTCTGTATAAAAACTTGTCAGATGGCAAGCAACGTGCCGATGCTTATCGTGATGGTCAGGTTAGAGTGGCTGTTTCATGAGTAGTATTGTCCAAACCCAAACGACTAGCTTTAAAACAGAGCTATACACAGGCGTTCATAACTTAGCAACTAACACGCTAAAGATTGCCCTGTACACGGCTGCGGCTGATTTAAACGAGGCAACCACCGTTTACACGACAACCGCAGAGGTAACGGGTGGCGGTTACGTGGCGGGTGGCGTAACGCTTACGGGCGTGACTATTAGCTCTTCTGGGTATACAGCTTTTGTAGACTTTGCTGATGTAGTATTTAACGCCTCAGTAACTGCCCGTTGTGCGCTGATCTATAACGTCACGCAGGGTAATAAATCTATTGCCGTGCTGGACTTCGGGTCTGACAAAACATCTACAAATTTCACCATCACAATGCCTGCCAACTCAGCTACGGCGGCTCTTATTAGGAGTTCAAATTGATTGTTACAACAACCAAAGGTGACATGGACGAATCATTGCTTGAAAAGCGTGAAGGTTCATTGGATAATGACAACGAAACAACCACATGGGTGGAGTATTGGTTGGACGGCGAATTAGTACATCGTTCTGCTCATGTGGCTTTGAAAAAATCCATGTTGGCGGGTCTTGAAGCAGCATCACTAGGATAAATCATGGCGAATACTCAAAGTATGTGCACCTCTTTCATGGGGCAGTTATTGAATGGCGGTCACCAATTTGGCACTATTACGTTGACCAGCAGGGGTAGTTTGACTGCCCCAACTGTAGACACGTTTAAAGCAGCTTTGTATCTTGTCGGGGCAACAATAAATGCTTCTACTACGGTATACAGTGCGAGCAATGAAGTATCGTCAGCAAACTATTCGGCTGGTGGTGTGGTAATTACCAATGCCAATGTGCCTGTAGCTACCAATGCTTCAGCTACCGCAGGGGTGGCTTATTGGACTCCTTCGGCAAGTATTGTCTACGGGGCCACGGCAACACCTGTAACCTTTGCTGCTTTTGATGCGGTGTTGATTTACAACTCCACACAGGGCGACACAGCGGTTAGCGTTCACACATTCAGCAGCCAGACCATTACGTCTGGGGTGTTTACGTTGACGATGCCGACAAGTTCAACGACAACTGCGTTATTGCGTTTGTCTACAACTTGATGTCATGTCTCTTGGATGGGGCGATGGTACATGGGGTAGTAGTGTCTGGGGCGGCGGTGAACTTGCCATCACGGGCGTTGAAGCAACGGGAGCCGTTGGGTTAGTAAAGGTAAGTGTTGAGGTAGCTCTCTCAGGTGTAACGGCATCTGGGTTGGTTGGGACGGTTGTAGCAAGCACTGAGACAGCTATCACAGGCGTAGCGGCAACGGGAGCCGTAGGGTCAGTAGGTATTGAAAAAGCAATAGCCCTGACAGGTGTTCAAGCAACCGGCGAGGTCGGAACGGTAGTAAGTAGTACAGCGATAGCTCTGACGGGTGTATCGGCAACGGGTGATGTAGGAACGGTCGTACCATCGTACATTATTGTTGAGAATGGGACTTTTGCCAGCGGGTTTGTTGGGACGGTGGTTCCAGCGTTCTCCGTAGCTTTGACAGGTGTGGTATCGGCGGGTGCGGTTGGAACACTGGGTGTTTTGCATTCTCCGGCTTTAACGGGTGTAGCTGCAATAGGCGCAGTTGGGTCGGTAGGAATTAACAAGTCAATAGCCTTAACGGGCGTATCGGCAACTGGAGCGGTTAACGCATTTTCACAGGCGTTTGGATGGAGTGTTATAGATGACACGCAGACCGCAAACTGGCAGAATATTGGTAACACGCAGACTGCAAGCTGGCAGACTATTGGTAATACACAGACAGCGGCATGGGCTGATGTTTCAACGAATTAGGAGTTTTAAATGACTACAGGCGCAACAGGACAACTAGGTTTAGCTCTACCAGTACAGGGGGAACTCTCCGGCACATGGGGCGATACCGTTAACAATGGTCTAACGCAGTACATTAATATTGCCATTGCCGGTACTTTGACTCTAACAGGTGATGGCGCGGTAACTCTGGCTAACACCACTGGTGACGCTTCAGCTTCTAATGTCACATCCAGTCTGACAGGCGCGGGCACAGTCACAGCCCAGTTTGCCATCGTGCGGGTTACAGGTACGCTGACAGTCGCCAAGGTAGTCACAGGCCCAAGCTACAGCAAGACATACACAGTGGTGAACGCTGCTACGGGCGGTATCGTTACGTTTAAAGCATCAGGCCAGACTGGTGTTTCTATCGCTGTAGGCGAGACAGCCTTTGTTTACTTCAACGGCACAGACTATGTAAAGGTTGTTGGTACAGCCACGGCTGGTGCGGCTGGTGGTTCTAACACTCAGGTTCAGTTCAACAGTTCTGGCGTATTGGCTGGTTCTTCCAATCTGACCTTTGATGGCACTACACTTGTAGCGGCAAACCTTACCGACTCTTCTTTGACATCTGGTCGAGTGGTTTACACAACCACTGGCGGTAACTTAATTGACTCTGCTAACCTTTTGTACTCTGGTACTGACCTGACTGTTTACGGCATCACCGTAGGCCGTGGTGGTGGTGGTGTGGCTTCCAATACGGCTGTAGGTGCTGGTGCTTTAGTGTCTAATACTACTGGATTCAACTCGACTGCTTTTGGTATCAATGCTTTAGCAACAGTAACAACTACAAATTCAAATACTGCTTTTGGGTATGAAGCATTAAAACTTACTACAAGTGGTTACGCAAATAATGCTTTTGGAAATAACTCTTTACAAGCAAACACCACGGGATTTTTTAATACAGCCGTTGGTTCAACTGCATTAGGAGCTAATACTACTGGCACAAATAATGTAGCAGTTGGTGCTAATGCCCTTAACGCTAACACCACAGCATCAGACAACACTGCTGTTGGCTATCAGTCTCTCTATACCAACACCACTGGTGGCTACAACACTGCCCTAGGTATTCAGACTGGGTATTTAAATACGACTGGCGCAGAGAATGTTTATGTTGGTCGCACAACTGGATACAGCAATACAACCGGTAGTTACAACTCGGCTCTTGGTGCCGCCGCACTTGCAAACAATACCACAGCATCTTACAACACTGTTGTAGGACATCAAGCGGGGTATACAAATACTACGGGCAACGGAATAACAGCAATTGGTTCGCAAGCACTGTACTCCAACACCACTGGCACTGCAAATACGGCTGTAGGTACATTTATTTCCACTGTGTATGCCGCATTATGGTCAAATACTACTGGTAATAACAACGTAGCAATGGGTGCTGGTATTATTGGTTCTCGTGTTGCCGCACTAGCCCTTAATACGACAGGTAGCAACAACACTGCGATTGGTACATCTGCTCTTAGTACTAACACAACCAGCAGTGACAATACTGCGGTTGGTACTAGAGCGTTACAAGACAGCACTGGTGCTTCTAATACTGCGGTTGGTAAAGATGCGCTTGGTTCCAACACAACAGGCTCTAACAGCACTGCTGTTGGTTATCAGGCTGGATATAACCAAAACAACCTTGGGGCAAATAACAACGTAGCGGTGGGTTCTCAGGCTATGTATGGTGTTTCAGGCTCTAATGGTTACTACAACGTAGCTGTTGGTGGTCAATCTTTGTTTGCCAATACAACAGGATTATCCAACACAGCAGTAGGTTATCAAGCTGGATACAGTAACACTACTGGAACACAAAACGTTGCAGTAGGATCGTTATCTCTGTACTCTAATACCACCCCTACTGGCAACACGGCTGTTGGTTATACGGCTGGCTACGCAAATACAACAGGCGGTGCTTTAACCGCAGTAGGATTTCAAGCGGGTGGATCAAACTCAACTGGAAATAGTACAACAGCTTTTGGGTACAACGCGCTGTTATTTAATAACACTGGAAGCTATAACGTAGCTGTAGGAGAAAATACACTCCGAGAAAACACAACCGCTTCAGGTAATACAGGTGTTGGAACTAATGCTTTGTATGCAAATACCACTGGGGTTGCCAACACCGCAGTGGGTGGGTACGATGGTTCTACAAATTCGCCTATGCGCTTTAATACAACTGGCTCGTACAACATTGCTGTT